AGGAACGTCTTGAACTGTGTATCTGGTGTCGTCAGCTTGCCGTCGATGTGCGTTGCAATGCGGATGGTGTGCTTTTCAGAATCACATTCTCCGTATGCACCGCGCATCTTGCACAGTCTGACACGCCATGTGTGGCCACCGAGCTTGAACGATGTGGGTATCATCGGATGTTGCCTCCGATGATCATCTTGTTGTGGACTGTGAAATCCCCAGAGCGGTCAACATCGACAATGGCAAAGCCATGATTCCAGCCGTTTCTGGCCGCATAGTGCGTGTTTAGGTCGCATAGGCAGCCCACAGACCACCCTCCGATATACGAGCCGTCTAGGGGCTTTCTAACTACGTCCGTCGATGTTCTGTGTACGTGCCCGACGAGGATGTTCTCGACAGCCTTCATCCGATAGTTTCGTGCTGGTGTAACACCACCGCCACCAAACCACTCATGGCCGTGGTCTATCCAGAGTTTGCCTGCTGTCATCTTTGCACGCTTGTCGACCCACTCGATGTTCAGAGACCGCAGTCCCAAGAACTCCTCAAGGTGCACAGTGCCCTCGAGTTCCTTGGCCTTGCGTGCTATGTAGCGGCCGTATCTTTCCTCATGGTTTCCTTCACGGAACACGATGCGCTGCTTGTCTCCAAAGAACTTCCGCAGGTGTGCCAGCATAGCCTTTGCAACATCCAGCTCCCACTTCCACGAACGACGTGCTTCGACCTTCTCGTGATCGCTTAAATTGTAAACGTCTAACATGTCACCGTTCAAGACGATGACGTCGCACTCGGCATCTCGCAGGGCTTCCAAGGCTGTCCAGTACGCACCGTAGAAATTGCCGTCGCCGTCACGCTTGAGATCATGGAAAGGCCAGTGTGCATCTGAGATAATTCCTATCCGGCCAGGTGTCAGCTCGCAGACCTTGTCTTCCCTGAGTTCACCCTTGATAGGTTCAAACTCAGGGACAGCACCACGAGGCACTTCTGGCGTTTCCTTGCTGGCGATCTCAGCTTGGGCTTGACGTTGTCTTTCGTGTGTTCCAGCCAGGCCCTTGATCTTGCGACCTATGTGCTCGAGATGTTCCTGGCTGTTTGCGTAGCTGTGAGCGTTTGCAACCTGTGCTCCTCTAATGCGACCACCGACTTTGTTGTCTTCAGTGATGCGCTGCGCACGTCTCTGTGCTATTGCATCCTGTGCAATCTCCCACTCTTCAGGTGTAAGGCGAGGACGCGGCATGTCGTGCAGCCTTACTTGTTAGTTGTCTTGTCTGCAGAGAAATAACCGATGGCAAAGAGTGCCAGAGAGATTACGGAGTTTGTGACGATCTCAGGTATGTAGAAGCCCCAGATGGCATGGACGCCATAGGCAACAGCAGCGACAATTCCAGAGACGGTCGTTTTCCAGTCCTTCATGAGAAGCCCCTTGATGATGGTGTAAAGGTGTCTTACTATTTCAAAAATACTAGGCTTGCTTGTCGAATTATCCACAACCTCGTGACGCTGCAGCTGCACGGGCAGCCTGTTCACAGGTGTCATAGTGCCGAACATTTGCGGCCGCTCTATCTTGTTACGAAGGTCGACCCTGGTGATTAGTGGCTCGTCAAGATTTGACACGCTTATAGGCTTTCTTTACTGGTGCTGGCGTGTTCGTCCGCTCTTCCAACCTTACGAGCCGCTCGATAATTTCTACGATGCGCTGTGTGATTAGCTCATCAGATTTCTTGAGACTTATTATTTCTTGCGTCGTGTTGCTCATCACTTCGTGCATGGCTATCACGTTGTCGCGTGTGTCTCTAAAATCATTTACCAATGACTTTACCCAGAAGCCGATGATAGCGAGCATGGTTGACATGATAACACCGAAGAGCATTTCGATTGTCATTCTTGCGTCTCCGTTATTCTTGCGTCGATGACTCTTCCGGCTGCACGTTCAAGCCGAGTTTTTCCTTGACAAGTTCCGCAAGAACTTCGTCGTCAGATCCCCACGTTGAGAGTTCGTCTGCTGTGAAGTTTACTTGAGTTCCAGAGATAGCGTTTCCATCAACATCTAAATATGCAACTGCGCAGAAAGCATACTGATTGCCTTCGCCAAAACGAAAGATGACGTTATCAATAGCAATCGATACGGCTTCTGCGTACAATTGCTTTGGTGTAATTGGTGCAATGATTGCCATTGTATATTCCTTTAGTTTATTATCCGACTACTCGTGTTGCTCGTATGTGAGCTACCCAGTTGATTGTCTTGCCTGATTGACTTGCTTGGCATAGTACTCGCAGACGCTGGCTTCCCGTTCCAGTGTCTGCAGCAACGTCCCAAACACCCCCACTGTCATCTCCTAAGCTAGTTTTAGTGGGCGTCCCTACAAAAGCCACCGTGCCTGCGTTGTTATCTATACAACCTCTTATAGTCCATGCAGCGCATTCGTTGTTTGCATCTGTGCGACGTGCGACAATTAGAATATCGAATGCCAAAGCTCCATCAGTAGGAACCTGCATAGTATTTGCTGTTGTCCATGCTAAGCCGTCTGCAGTTAGCTCGCCTTGTGCGGCTGATGTTGTCTGAGCGCGAACTACCATTTCCTGCACTTGCGCGTCGCCATTGGCTGCAAATCTACCGGAAGCGTGAGAGCGCATGGCGTAAGTGTCTGCGACGGCATAATGACCAGATGCTACAGAGTTTTGCCCAGAGGCGCTATTGAGCTGACCGCCAAATATTGCACTGTAATCACCGCTTGCAGTATTGCTACTGCCACCAGCACATACTGACATAGTTGCGCTCGCCAAATTGGCAAAACCACCAACTATTGCAGAGTATGATGCACTTGCGTTGTTGTTTTGCCCTCCAAATAATGCTGCATAATTAGCGCTTGCTGTGTTGCCGCCGCCGCCGCCTATAACTTGGCGAGTTCCAATTCCTGAAATCGTGTTGGAACTACCGCCACCTATAGAACCGTAATCTCTAGAGACGCTGTTGGTCTGCCCGCCTGTTACGATGCCGTACGCGACGCTTGCAGTATTGGATTGACCACCTATTACTACCGAATTTGCGCCAGTTGCTACTTGGCTTGACGACACTCTGCTCGTCTGCAAATCAACCGCATTAGCGCCCCGCTTATTGCCACCAGTTGTTGTGCTATCCGGCAATTGTGCAAGTACAGCGCCTGTCCCCTTTGGCTGTAATACAGCATCCGCATTTGTAGTCGCCGCATCTACCAACAATCGCGATGCATTGACCGTATCGTTTGGCGATGCCGTGTTTTGCGACGGTGTGAAACCAGTTACACCACCACCACCAGCCGCAGCAATCGTCAGCGTTTCGTTGCCACCGTCGTTGTTCTCGGTGAATGTAATGTTTGTGCCTGCAACGAGCTTGCCATTAAGATAGCCGGCCGTGGTGTCATTTGATGATACCTTTGCTTTGTCATCAACATCCGTGAATGTTGCAGCAATCGTCAGCGTTTCGTTGCCACCGTCGTTGTTCTCGGTTAGTGTGACGTTCGTACCTGCAACGAGCTTGCCATTAAGGTAGCCAGCCGTGGTGTCATTACTAGATACTTTGCTCTTTTCGTCGGTGTCGACGCCGCCACCGGAAGCGCCTCCAAAACTTGTGGGTGAGATCATGCGTCGTAGTCCCTGCGAGTTCTAAAGAATTGATATTGTATAGATGCCGAGGCTGTCTCCTGTATGATCTTTACTGTAGAATCAAGACCGACATCAACTTGCAAGAGTGATCCTGCAGTCAATTGAAATCCAGTGGTAGATGTTGGAGTCGTTCCGTCGAAAGTTACTCTGACGTTCTGTGTGAATGCCTGCAATAAAAACGAGTCCACACCTTCTGGGATCGTTATCGTAACTGCAGATGAGAGTGAGGCGTTCGTGGTGTGTGATCCTACACGAACCCCCTGAAAACCGGTTAGTGGCATTATGTTCCCTTTGCTTTTGTGTGCTGACCTCAGAGGCCTAGGCCCCTGAAGTCAAGACACTTAGTCCTTGATAAGATTAGCAGCAAGGCCACGCTCTGTAGCTGTGTTGATGCCTTCGCCGTTGTAGAGTACTGCGATACATGTACCGAATGTACCTGCAGCGCCGTCACCTGCAGTAGCAACTACGTCGATATAACGCTTGCGTCCTGCGAGATTCACGAAGAAACCAAAAACCTTGTTGTCGTCGTCAGCCGTCGGAAGTGCCGGAGCACCAGATGCGCCGTATACACAGCCAGTGATGTCTCCATAGGAAGAATCATCATCAGCTTCCTGCAGCTTGAGAGCTGTCATAGCGATGTCGGTTGCACCGAGGCTGAAGTAAACTGCGAGCTTGCCGTAGCCAGCCGTGTCGATTGATGTCGTTGCGAACGAGGCCGCATCCTTGATGGCTGCTGGTGGCGTGACGTTGACAACCTTCACATTTTGTAGTGCGTTCATGTTGTCACCTTATGAGTTAATAGTTACGAAACCAACAACAGGGCCTGTCTCACGGCTCGCTGCTGTTGCGTTGTAGTTGCCCATCTCGTGCACCTTGATGTCGAGATACTGTGTTGCCTTGACATAGATTGTATCTGTGTCGAAGCCCTTGCTTGCGTCTTGCTTGATGGCTGTTGTCATGCGATCGCCAAGCGTTGCAGCTTGTGACAGGTTGCCGAACCATGCGAAGACTTGTGAGTTTGCGTCCGTGCCAGGCATGACGTCAACGAACTCAACAGGATAGCCGAACAGACGCTGGCCGAATGAGCCGGCAAGTTCTGCTGCTGTTGATCCACCTTGTGCATACGCCAGGCGCTCGGCTGTCTCACCGAAAGCTACCTTGTTGAAGTACCACTTAGCACCTGTCAGTGCGTATGTTGGAACCTTACGCATACCTGCGATGAGGTTGCCCATCGTTACTTCTGCGAAGGTGTTACCAGCACATACCTGAGCTGATCCGAGGTATCCCTTGTGCGTGTCGTTCGTCCATGTTCCACCACCGTCTGTGAGAACCTTCTGGAGCTTGCCGTAGAGACCGAGAACGCCACCGTAGGTAGATGTTCCGTCGCCCAAGAAACCAGCTTGGTCTTCCTTCTTAGCGAACTGGCGAGCTACCGATTCAGCAAAACGAAGGCCGAGGTTCTGTGTGCTGTTCATCACGAGTTCCTCAGAGAGAACTGCGAGGGCATACATCTTCTTAGCGTTCAGTGTTACTGCATCAAATGACATGTCAGATGATGACAGTGTTCCTGTCTCTGATCCCCAGTAAGCCGTGACGTCATCACCAGTACGGAAGATGCGGATCGACTCAGAGCCCATAGGCTCAACACGTACGTTGCGACGGAAAGAGCCGTAGGTATCCTTGAGGTTGATGATAAGACTTGACGTCTCCGTTGGTACGAAGATGCCGCCTGTGGCGTCGTTGCCCTGTGTGTGTGTCTTGTAATCGATGCCAGTGACTTCAGCGTACTTCTGGCGTGCTGTTTCGTTCTGGAGACCACCAACAAAGAGACCTGTCACGTAAGCCTTGTATTCAGCTTCTGGCATGTTAGCCTTTGCCGATGACTGGCCGACCTTGACATCTGATGTTTGTGGGAGCTTGTTGACTGCAGTCTTTACTTCTGCAGCACGTTGTGCGTTCTTGGCCTTGATAGCGTCGAACGACTTGATTTCATCGGCTTGTGCCGTCAGGCCGTCGATCTCTTCATTGAGAGTCTTGGCAGCCTTCACCTCGTCCATCGATGGCTCCGTCTTTGCGAGCAGTGTTTCAAGCTCGGAAGACTTTGCTACGATCGAGTCGTTGATCTGTTGCAAGTTCATTGTTTATTCCTTTTGTTTACTAATTGACGCAGGGCTTCCATTTCCATGGCAGCCTTTGCGTTCACGGGTTGTGCGGACTCGATGAGTCCCTTGATACTGGAAACGGCTGTTGTCAGCGTCTCCATCAGTTGAGTTAGGCGAGTTACGTTTGCCGACGATAACGTTCGCCCTTCCTTGATTCTTATTTCAGCACGTTCGTTCAACC